CGAGGGTCCGGCGCATGATGGCCCGATGAAGATGGTTGACGGCGAATTTAAGTCTGTTGATGGATAGATTAGCCCATAAACGCGCCAGGGTAGCCCATGGGCGACAATCCTGGCTATTTGGCCACATGGATAGCTAAAAACACATAACGGCGCTGTAAGGGGCTTATATATGGCAAAGCTAACAATTCCGACGCCTAGTGTATTCCGCCCCCTTTTTGCCGACGGGCTGCGGTATTTGGGAGCGCATGGCGGGCGTGGCAGCGGCAAGTCACACCATTTCGCCGAGCGTATCGTGGACGAAATGGTTGCCGATCCTACGATTCGCGTGGTCTGTATCCGTGAGGTCCAGAAGTCATTGCGTGAGTCGGCGTATAGGCTAATCGGTGACAAAATCAGCGCGTTGGGTGTGGCGTCTCAATTCGAGATTAAGCACGACCGTATAGAGACGGCTCAGGGCGGGCTGGTTATGTTTGTTGGTATGCAGGACCACACGGCGGAATCAATCAAGTCACTGGAAGGTTTCCGCATTGCTTGGGCGGAGGAAGCGCAAACTCTTTCGGCTAAATCGTTAGAACTGCTACGTCCGACGATTCGCGCGCCTGGTTCGCAAATATGGTTTAGCTGGAACCCGCGCAACCGCTTAGACGCCGTAGATAAGTTTCTGCGCGGTGATGATGTGCCAGAAGGCGCGGCGGTGGTCCAAGTAAACTATGATAGCAACCCTTGGTTTCCGAAAGAATTGGAAGCCGAACGGGCGCTTGATCACCGTATGCGGCCCGATAGATATAGCCATATCTGGCAAGGCGACTATGAGCCACAGGCGGTCGGAGCTATCTGGACCATGCGAGACATCAACGAAGGGCGAGAGAAAGAGGTACCTAACGATCTATCCCGCATAATGATAGCTGTTGACCCGGCGGTATCCAGCCACGAGCATTCGGATAGCCACGGCGTCATGGCGGTAGCTTCCAGCCAGTCCGGCCACGGTTACGTGTTGGAAGATGGATCGACACGCGGCGCACCGGAGCAATGGGCAAGGCGGGCCATCGCCCTTTATGACCGGTACGACGCTGACGGGATTGTGATTGAAAAGAACCAAGGCGGTGATATGTGCCGCCACGTCCTCAATAGCGTGCGACCCGGCATCAATATCATCGAGGTACACGCGACACGGGGCAAGCACGTCCGAGCCGAGCCGATTAGCGCCTTGTATTCGCTAGGCCGCATACACCACGTCGGGACGTTCCCGGAACTAGAATCTGAGATGTGCCAAATGACTGCCGCTGGTTACGAGGGCGATGGCTCGCCTGACCGGGTTGACGCTATGGTGTGGGGATTTACCGAGTTATTCCCCAAGCTGGTCAACAAGGCGAACGAGGTATACCGCCAGCAAGCGGTAGCCGACATGGATTACAATGTTATGGATTATGAAACCAACGACTACCGAGGCCGACAAGCCGTAGCGATAGGAGATTGAAATGAGCGAAAACATCAAAACGCTACTGACCGAGAGCTATAGAAAGATGGGTAGGGCCAATCCCAAGAAGAAGCCTAAAGCTAAATGATCCGGCCTATGACAGTGCATGACATCCCGGAAGTTGACGGTTTACAAAAAGCCATTTAAGTCGTTATGATGGAGAATTATGAAGTGTCTCGTTGTTTTTGGCTCAGAGAATGCACACCCACTTGCGTGGTTGCTTAACCGCAGCCGTCGTCATGTCTGGTGTGCTTTGCAGGATACCGAGCAGAATATGTGGCTTAGTTACAACTGGCATAAGGGTTTGCCGATTATTCGAGCCGAGGCCGCAGCCGACTTTGATTTAGAGGCCCACTATTTGTCGAACGGCTTTGAGGTCTTATCTATTGAGCGCGGCGACATCCCGTGCATGTCGTTCTCAATTCTTAACAATTGCGTCGGCCACGTTAAAGTGGTATGCGCTATTAAGTCATGGGCATTGACGCCGTATCAGCTCTACAGATCGCTGACCCCCAAGAAAGGTCTTACTATGAAAATTAAACAACTATTCACAGTCCCCGGTTTTGGTGGTGGTAGCCCTGCTGCTCCTGCTCCTCCGCCCCCTCCGCCGCCGCCTCCTGTACAAGAAACAAGCGCAGAAGAAATTGATGCCAAGAAACAAAAGTCTCGTCTTAGGGAGGCTGGAGCAAAGGGCCGTGCTTCGACGATCTTGACAAGTCCGATGGGTGTCGAAGAAGAAACTGGCGGCAAGAAAACGCTCCTCGGAGAGTAAGGGATGGTTGATACTGTTCGCACAACGGCAACGCTGCTCTCCGCCGTTTTCCAAGACGGGCAAGCGGCTAACTCTATCACGGTAAATGATGTTCGTGATTTAGTTGTTAGTTTGCGCCCTAGTTTTGGCGAATGCTCGATGCAAGGTAACTCGACTGAAACAGTTATCTCAGGCGCTGGCACTTATGTGAAGATTGCGGGGACCACTGCGCTTTCGAGTAACGAGTTGCTTTTTGACAATAACAGCACAGACACCGGGCGGCTGCGATATACTGGTGCGCCTAATCGAGTGGTTACATTTTCTGCGTCTATTAGCTGTACGGCGGCTTCTAACAATCAGGTGATATCTTTTAAAACGTGGCTTTATGACACAAGCGCCTCGTCTGGAGCATTGCTTGCGCCGACATTAGTCACTCGCAAAATTACTGCGTCGGGAGACCTTGGGGCGGTTCATCTGCAAGGCAGCGCTTTAATGGGCACGAACGACTATATTGAAATTCACGGAACGAATGAAACATCAACGGCCAACCTGACCATTGCTGATTATAATTTTCAAGCTATCGCTCATCCAACCGTTTAAGGTGTCAGAATGATTTCTCAGGAACAAGTCGTCCATCTGATAAAACGTAAGGGTAAGCTAAAAGCCCAGCGCGGAACGTGGGAATCTCACTGGCAGGATTTGACGAACTTTGTTCTACCGAACGAGGCAGACTTTAATACTACTCGTTCCAAGGGCGGCAAACGCACAACGATGGTTTACGACAGCACTGGCATTCATGCGAATGAAATGCTGGCGGCCGGTCTTCATGGCATGTTGACTAATCCTGCGTCAAATTGGTTTAGCCTCCGCATCAAAGAAAATGAAGATAGTTTTGCTAGTAGTTCTGAAGTTAAGCAGTGGCTTGAATTAACCAGCAATGCGATATTAGCGGAAATCGCCGCGCCAGACGTAGCTTTCCCGTCTCACATACACGAATACTACCTTGCGCTTTGTTCAATTGGCACGGCGTGTATGTTTGTTGGTGAGCCGACAACCCGCGAAGGCATTAGTTTTCGCGCCATCCACATTAACGAGATAATGATTGCTGAGAACGCGGATGGTATTGTTGACACGGTTTTCCGCAGTTTTAAAATGACTGTCCGGCAGATTGTGCAGAAATGGGGCGAAAAGTCTTTGTCCCCGCGCATCAAGAAGATGTATGAAAAGAAAGATTTTGATAAAGACGTAGAATTATTTCACTGCGTGTATCCACGCGAGGAGGTTGATAAAAGCAAGAAAGCCGCAACTATGCTGCCCGTCGCGTCGGTTTACATCGATGAAAAAGATAAGCATGTACTTGCTGAAGGCGGCTTTGACGAGATGCCGTATATGGTAAGTCGCTGGTCAAAGACTGTTGGTGAAGTTTTTGGAAGAAGTCCAGCGATGACGGCTTTGCCTGATATCAAGATGCTGCAAGAAATTATGAAGACCACTATTAAAGCGGCGCAGAAAATTGTTGATCCGCCGCTGTTAGTTCCGGATGACGGTGTGCTTGGTCCGGTTCGTACTGTTCCTGGTGGTTTGAATTATTATCGTGCGTCGTCTGGTGCGCGGATTGAACCTTTGCTTACTGGCGGCAATATTCCTATTAGCTTTGAAATGATGACGGATTTGCGTGATCGTATTCGCACAACATTCTTCCTTGATCAGTTGCAGTTTCAGGGCGCTCCTCGAATGACAGCAACGGAAGTCATAGAGCGCACAGAACGCACGCTGCGTCTTCTGGGGCCGACGCTAGGACGCCTTCAGTCAGAATTTCTCGGTCCTATGATCGAGCGCATATTCGGTGTTCTGTCACGCGCTGGTCGTCTGCCGGAACCCCCTGAATCTATTGCTGAACAAGAGCTAAAGATTGAGTACGTATCTCCGCTTGCACGGGCACAACGCCAGACCGAGACTCAAGGCATTATGCGGACGCTTGAATTTGTCGGACCGATTGCTGGCATGGACCCGCAAGCCGCTCAAATCATTAAGGGAGCGGACACTGTACGCCATATTGCGGAACTTAACGGCGTCCCGCCAATGCTAATAAAGTCTGACGAAGAATTAATGGCAGAACTCAAAGCCCAGCAAGAAGCCCAAGCAGCCCAGCAAGAGGCCCAAGTAGCCCAGCAACAGATGATGCAAGGGGCCGAGGTTATGGACCTGATGCAAAAAGGCGCTAATGTCGCCAAAACAGCAGGGGAGGCTGGGTTAAACCTTGTCGAAGGTTAGCAAAGACGATTTTAAATTTGTCTTCTCATCAGAAGAAGGCAAGCGAGTTCTTTCTCATATTTGTCGTGAGTGCGGTGTTTTGCGGCCTTCGTTTGTTCCGGGCGAAGCTTTGGAGAATACAGCTTTCAATGAAGGCATGAGAAATGTCGCATTGATGATCCTTACGTCACTAGATGAAACACCGGAGCGATTTTTAGAACTTTCACAGGAGATCGAAGCCAATGCCTGACGATACCGCACCCGCCGAAACGGTGGATAATGCAGAAGCAGTTAGCGAAACAGCCCCACAAACAGAAACAAGCAACGACGATTGGCGGTCGTCTTTATCAGAAGACATAAAAGACGACCCAAGTTTTTCTAAATTTAAAGATGTCAACAGCCTTGCGGCGTCTTATGTCAATCTTCAATCCCACTTGGGCCGGGATAAGATCGCCAAGCCTGTTACAGACAGCGATTGGGATGATGTTTACGAGTTCCTTGGTCGCCCAGACAGCCCGGAAAAATACGAAATTGAACTTCCTGATTTGCCAGATGAAGTAGCAAGTCAGTTTAGCGACGAAAGAGTTTCTCTGTTCAAAGAAGAAGCGCATCGACTAGGGCTGAATGCTGACCAGGTTAAAAGCCTTATTAACTGGCAGGCTAATAATATAAATTCTCAACATCAAGATTACAAAAACACAGCAGAAAATTCTATAGAGCAGGGAGAATTTTCTTTGCGTCAAGAATGGGGCCGTGCTTACGATCAAAATTTAAGTTTCGCCCATAAAGCATTTGCTGAGTATGGTGGCGACGAACTGGCAGCGAAGATGGAATCCAGTGGCATGGGTAATGACCCGGATGTTCTTCGAGCATTTGCTAACATTGCCAAAACGACAATGGCTGATAAAGATTTGGCTGGACCATCTAGCGGAAATCAAATGGCATTGACGCCTGAAGAAGCGCGGGCAGAAGCAGCTACAATTATGTCTCATCCGGCTTACACTGATAAACGGCATCCAGAACATAATTCTATGGTCAAGAAAGTTCAGGGTTTTTTCAACCAAGCCTACGCTGAATAATAATGGACGAATATGTTGTGAAGCTGGAATGCTTGAGGCTCGCCCAGACAGGAAATCCTGACGTAACGGTTAAATCTGCTCAGATATACTACGACTGGGTGACAAAGCCCGACAAACCAAAGCTAGGTCGTCCGCCAAAAATCAACTAAGAAACTCCCCGCTTCGGCGGGGGGTTTTACTATTTGCATATTCAGAAAAACAATATACAATCAAGTCGCCTTTCCATAGGTGGACAATTCCTTACGGAACCCGCACAAGCACGAAGGCAGCTTGGGCCGTCCCTAAGACGATAACCCTAAAACTACTGTTTTAACCCTTTAGGAGAAATCCGTATGTCTATTGAAGTGACAACGGCTTTCGTCGAACAGTACAGCGCCAACGTTCAGCACCTTGTCCAGCAGGACGGGTCTAAGTTGCGCGGTTCAGTTCGCGAAGAGTCGGTGACAGGCAAGAATGCCTTTTTTGAGCAGATTGGCGCAACAACTGCGCTTCGTCGTACATCACGCCATTCTGACACCCCAAGAGTTGACACCCCCCATGCGCGGAGACGCGTTAGCCTTGAAGATTTTGATTGGGCCGACCTCATTGATAATGAGGACAAAGTGAGAATGTTGATTGACCCGACCTCTGACTATGCCCGCGCAGCGGCTATGGCAATGGGTCGTGCAATGGACGAAGTTCT